CACCCCATGTCTACCTCCCACCCCATGTCTACCTCCCACCCTAGACACATATAGAAGGTGGTGCGTTATAAGCGGCTACTATTCTAATAAACTACAAAGCTATTACACTATATAACTAGCTAAGTTACTATAAATATTTGTAGAAAGTTGTTGACTTAGTAATATAAGTATGTTTTCATTATTACACCCCGAAGCATGGGGATTGGGAGACCGGCATGATAAGGTCATCAATCACACCCCCCGCAACCAAGGCGCTTTCACTCGCCTTTGACCTTGACTCCGCGCTACTCCGTGGCCCCGTCCCGGCCCGTGCAATCGCCGTGGATCTTGCCGAAGCGCTCCGTGTCCTCGCGCTTCATGCGGCCGGTACCGCCGCCGAGGATGACGCCATCATAGCGTGGGAAGCCTCCCGTGACGCCCGGGCCATCCTCTCCCGTCCGGAGCTTGAGGAGGAGCGGCCGGGCGTCAACTCGCCGCTCTATGGCTCCGTGCTTTCGTCCATCGATACCGTGTGCTCGGTGCTTTTCAACCTCACCGGCACCCGTCCCGCCTACACTTCGCACTAGGTCACCCCGCCATGCGCAACCTCGCCGCCATCCTCACCGCCGCCATCCTCGCCATGCCCGCCACGGCGAGAGATCCGTGGAGCACACAAGACAAGGCGCTAGAAGGCGCGTTCATCGTGTCCATGGCCATGGACTACCGCCAAACCTCCGACCTCCACACCGGCCCATGGCATGAGGAGAATTCCATTCTTGGCCGGTTCCCGTCCCAAGCCACGATCAACGAGTATTTTTTCGCTACCACCGCGCTTCATGCGGTAGTGACCGAACTACTCCCGGCCGGGAAGATCCGTACGGTATGGCAATGTGCGTGGATCGGCATGGAGCTTGGAACCGTGGAACGAAACTACCGTCTCGGTATCCGTCTGAATTTCTGACACCATTCCGGCCCGTGTGCCGGACTATCGCCCGCACCAATGGGGCTCACAAGGAACACCATGAAGACCGTCCAAACTCCCCGCAAGTCCTCCGCCCCCGCTCCGGCCCCCGTGGCACCGGTCAAGCGCTCCAAGCCCGCTCCGGCCCCCGTGGCACCGGTCAAGCGCTCCAAGCCCGCTCCGGCCCCCGCTCCGGCCCCCGTGGAGCCCCCGGAACACCTCCGCGCCGTTAAGGCCGGGGCCACGCTCGCCGAATGTGTCAAGGCGTTCAACAATGCTTCCACCGAAGCAACGAAGCACCCGCGCTCGGCTTCGGCCCGTGAAGCCGTGGCTATCGCGGAGACCGCGCTCGGCAAGGCAAAGGCCCGCGCCAAGGCCGCCAAGGCCGCCGAATTGCTCCGCGATGGTCCCACCACTCCGGCCACCGCCCCGCGCGCCAAGGAAGCCAAGGAAGCCAAGGAAGCCAAGGAAGCCCGGAGACTCGCCGAGGTTCAAGCGGACATCATCGCCCGGAAGGCCGAAGACAAGGCCAAGGCGCGCAAGCTCGCGCTCGCCACTCCCGCCCCGGCCCGTGCCGCCAAGCCCGTCATGGATCGTGCCACCAAAACAAAAGTTTTTTCGCACGTCAACGCCTATCTCGCGGAGCACGAGGAAGAAGACGGCATGGTGGAGCTCTCGGCATTGTGGGGCGCGATGCCCGCAAAATACGACGAGTACGCGGAAATGGCTACCGTGCGCGCTTTCACGGCGCTTTTGCGGGAAAACCCGGACATCAAGCTAGGTTACGATGACTTAGCCCCCACCAAGCCCGCTCGCAAGTCCAAGCCCGCCCCGGCGGACGAGGAAGAAGGCGAGGACGACGAACCGGCCCCCGCACCTCGCCGCAAGCCCGCCCCCGCCCCCGCCCCCGCCCCCGTGGCTCCGGTCAAGCGCTCCAAGCCCGCCCCCGCCCCCGTGGCTCCGGTCAAGCGCTCCAAGCCCGCCCCGAAGCCCGCGCGCAAGTCTCGCCGCTAGTCATGCTAGGCGCGCTTATCATCTTCGCGGTTTGCTTTTGGGCGGTAGCACACTACATGCTTAGGCCCCACCGCTAGTACCGTTTCCGCCATACCCGGCCCGTCATCGGGCGGGCCGGTCCTACGCTTCCATCCTTCGCCCATGAGGTTCCGCCATGTCCACCAAGCCCGCAACCAAGCCCACCAAAGCCGCCCCCCTCTCCGTCGTCGTGGAAAATGGGCGATTGATCATCAATGCCCCGCTCGAAACTCCCCGCGCATCGGCGAGCGGAAAAACAATGGTGGTCGTGTCCACCCACGGGAACATCGATACCGGAGCCGAGCTTGACGGGGAGCCCTTGATCATGGGTCTGAACGTCTACTATCGCGCCTAACTCGCCCCGATCCACCCGCCCGGTCCCGGTCACACGGGACCGGGCTTTTTATTGCCCGATTGCCGGGCCTCCAAGGGGCCTCCAAGGGGCCTCCAAGGCGCGTTGGACCCTAGCTTGGTAGATCCCTAGCACCCTAGATCCCTAGCACCGCGCGTAGTGAGAACGTGTCGCAACATGCGCTAATTGAGATCCGTTCTCAACGTCTAAGGCGCTAGGTTGCTACGCCGCTATGGATCTAGGTTGTTAGGCTTTTGACGCCGTGGCGAGGCCCTAGCGCCCCGGCAATCGGGCAAATTGACCTAGCGCTAGGGTGCCCGAAGCACCGGCCATTGAGACAGAATCTCACCTAGCGTACGCCGTTTAGGCAATCAAGCGCATAGCGGCACTTCCCCAAGTAGGATCACTAGAATTACTTTTTCGCTCGTCTTTTGGCAAGCTCGATCCACTTCGAAGCTTGCGCTTGACGTTGCGCGGCCCGGTCCCGTAGGTACTCAACCGTGTCTTCGATCCATACCACGCGGGAAATAACTTCTTGCGCTTCCGCCGATACTCTCCACACGTGGTTACGTGTCCAACACTTCAAAAGATCCCCACCGCTCACATTCTCCGCTATGAAAAAGAGCTTTTCCGCATCTTCGCTATGGAGGTGCCGAATGCCTATAAGCTCATCCTCGCCCGATTTACGCCGGATAAGACACGTGGCGGATTTTTTGTCTCCCACGCTATGCACGTACTCGCCGCCGGCACACCCGCGCTCGAGTACGTGCATAATGCCGTTGCGGTTAGATACCATGAAGTAAAACCGCATACTGGAGTCGATTAACACGGTCACTCCGGCACCCCGCTATCGTAATGCCACGCTAGTACTTCCGTACCCGGGAAAAGCTCTTCAAGCGTGGCGCGGTTCGTGGAGAGGGCCACAAGCTCGGGCGTTTTTACGTAAAACCGCTCTTCCGGTACTGAATCTTTCGCCGATGACATGCCCGCCGCTAGGAAGCCGTGCGCCCACTTCTTCGCTACCGCTTTCAGCACATAGCGCCCTTCACGGTAGAACTTGCCATCTCTGCGAATCCTGGCCTGTTCTGTGCCGGCGATCGTCCAGATGCGCGCGCTCTCAGGCTCCGTTTTCAGCACAAGCCGCACGAATAGTTTGCGCATTTCATCCGTGACTGGTGAGAAGGGGTGAATTGCCGCGTAAGCCATCACTTCACCTCCGCTTCGGGGAGATCGGCAATTGTCATGTCTTCCACCAATCGATCAATGTCCACGTACCCGCCCACTGCGCTCTCAGGGGACCAATAGGTGCTGGTCTTGTCGCATCGTTCGCGGTAAAGCTCGTAAAGCTGGTCATCCGTGATCGCGTCGATCTGATCCTCGCGCACATCGGTTGGATCGTCCTCGTCCTGGTTAAACTTCTTTTGTATCGCTTTCCTGAAATCGTAGCTGATCCACGAATCCCAGTCCTCGCTTTCCAATTCCATTTCCACCTCGGAAAGCGCCTCGTCGTCGATCACCGGGTAGCCGTCCAATTCATCGAACAGGTCGATCATCTCCCCGGTGATGGCGGAAAGGGAAATGGCCACGCCCTTGGTGCCGTACCCGCCCGTCGTCTCGTAGACGCCTTCCACGTCCTTGAACCGCTCCAGGAACTCTTTGCAGTTTGCGCGCTCCACCGTGGAGCCGCTGTAATCGGAATACGTCATGTACTTCGGCTCGAACATCCACTCCCAGGTGACAGCGTCAAAGCCGAGTGCAAGCGTATGCTGTATATCGCCGTAGCTGATGCTGCGAATTCCCTCCTCCGGCGTCGTCAGCGTCGTCCACTGGTGGTCTGCGTCTGCGCCGCTGGTGTATTTCATATAGCGGTAGGCGTGTATCTCCCCGCACCGCTCCAAGCTCTCGCACAACGCCTTGAGCCCTGTGTCTTCGTAAGTGCGCATTCCTCTACCTCCGGAAATGGGGAGCGCTACGATCGCGCTCCCCGTTGTTCGTTGTTGGCTATCTACTCGTCGTCGCCGTCACTGGGCTCTTCCCGCCCCACACCCATGCCACCGAGGAGAGCCGCGAGGCTGGTCGGAATGCCGCTGCTGCGCTGAGTAGCGCGGTCGTGCTGCTTCTTGAACGAAGTCTTCCAGTGGTGCTCCATCATGACATAGCCCCGTTCGCTTTCCGCCATGATGGCCGCGATGCCGTCGCACGCTTGGCCTTCGTCCATGTCCACCAGGGAATCTCCCTCGGTGGGGAGCACGACGAGACCAATCGAGCCGATGTGCCCTTTGTTGTCCTGGAGGAGCCTGATCAGGCTCTCGATCTTCTCGCCGAGCGGCCCAGCATTGTGAGCGATGGCGGCACGGTTGAGATCAATGTTCTCGCCGCGGAGTTCGTTGATGCGCGCGGCGCGCTCTTCGTCGTTCTGAGACATGTTGCTTCTCCTCTTTGGCGCTGTGATGCTTGGAACCGCCAAGCGCGGTTGTTGACAGAGTCAGATTTTAGTCATAGTGAAGGGGGTTCCGCTAAGCCTCAACGCCCGTGCCTGCTGTTCAGCGTGGTATTCGGTGTAAAACTGCATGGTGCAGTCGCCAAACTTGATGATCCAGATCCACATGGTGGCCTCCAGCTAGATGACGTGGCCGAGCTTTATTCGACTATCTCTTGCGCCCCTGCTTCTTTGGCGGCTTCGATAGCCACATCCAGGCCGATGAAACCACAGCATGACTCGATCTCTTCACCCTGTTCTTCATCGGCGAGAATGTAGCCGTAGCACTCGCCGTTGCTCCACGCGTCGAACTCCGCTACCTCAGCTTCAAGGTAGCTGACAATCTCCGCGTCAGTCTTGCCACCCTCGCCGTACTCCGCGTTGATCTTCTCACGGTCGATGTAGATCACCCCCGCCTGTCCAGAGTCCCATGGATCGGCGAAAGATCCCACGCGGGCACCGGCTTTGTAGTGCACCGAGCCGTGGTCATATGCCCACACCGGGAGCATCACGCCATCGAAGCCGCCGGTCACGTGCTCCTGGACCCACCCGATAGACTCCTTGCTTTCATTGGGGAGATCGTAGCGCCGATGGAAAAGGCAGAGCGTGCCCAGGTTGTCGTTCTCACGCGGTGATGCGCAATCCTCGTCGTAGACTATCCTAGCGACTCTCATCGCGCCCTCCATAACCGTTCGTTGCGAACCTGCGGGCGGTCTTGGCGTGCGCAAATATGTCCACGCCGCACGTCTCCATGAACACCGCGTCGTAGAGTGTGACTTCCTCCACTATCTTCCGCGCACCTCTGCGAGCGATGACGCACTTGACTAACTCCTCCGGGTCCGGAAATAGCGCGGTCACTTCTCGCCCCCTTCCCTCTTGTCCGGGGATATGTAGCGCGGCCGAAAGCCTCCGCGTGCCTTCTGCACCTCTGGCGATACCGCCGTCCCCGGCTTCTGGCGCTTCGTGTAGGCACGCTTGGGCTTCGGTACGTCCGGCATCTTTTCAGCAGAAGGAAGGAAGTCTTCCGATGTCTCTGTCTCCTGGCTATATTCAGCCAGTACCTCCGTCTTGCCTAGATTGTCCACACGAAACTGGACTGTCAGGTGTGGGCGAATGGCCTTGGAGAATTGTGTAAGGATCAGAGCCGCAAGCTCTTCCTGGTAGATCACACGCTCGAAGCTCCTGGTGGTTGTGATGGTGATCTTCTCGCCCTTCATTTCGCCGGCCCCATCAGCATCTTGAAGGCATCGACGGGCACGTTGGCGATTCGCGTTTTCAGCACCGAAGCGCGCAACTCGGCATTGTCTTCTCCGGCGAGAATGCGCCGCAGCCCCTCCTCTTTGATCACACACCAATTGCCAGTGGGTCGGCACGTTTCCGACGGCGCGTCCTCCGTGACTTCGACCAACGTAATGCCTAGCGCACGCTCCGACTTGCACGCATCGCAAGGTGCGTAGTCGAACACGGCGTTGCGCGGTGCTTCCACATCGTCTTTGAGCTGGCCCATGAGAGCGATTTCGTTCTTGGGCTTGCCACACCAGAAACACACTGGGATGGTGGCGTTGACGCCGTGCTTAGGTGAGAGTTTCATGGTGCGCTCCTCTTTGGCTTGCCGCGCGGATCGCCGCGCCGGTGAAACCCTAGTATAACATAGCTTTGTAGAAAGTTAAATAATTTTCTTTCGTTGGCAATGCTTAACTTACGTATATTCTTAGATTTTTAAGCGCCATCGTTAAAAAATTTGCCGTGCAGATTTTCAGCCGCTGCACAATATGCGCTATATGCTGCATCTGGCGCGTCAAAATATCCAAGATTATAGTGGATGCCCGCAGCACTTATTTGTGCAACCCATTTTTGTTCCTTCTTGTTCCACGTCACGCCTTTGTAGCCAGAAGTGTTTCTAGTTCGCCTTCCACAGTTGTATAGGTTTTGCGAGTGCGTTGCTAAGCGCAAATGCTCTGGATTGACGCATGCCTTGTTACTACATATGTGATCTATTTGCATTTTAGCAGGAATCGGTCCGACAAACATTTCATACGCAGCACGGTGCGCTAATTCAGTCCTCTTACCTACCAAAATCGTGCCATAGCCAGTTCCTATCTTCGCGCCCTTCCACCACCAACACGTAGATGTCTTTTGCACTTTACACAAAAATCTCTGCGCTAGAGTTTGCGGGTGTTTTGTCCAAAAATTAGCCATTTCGTACCTTCACTTTCTTCATCGCAAGTAGTAGCCCTCTCTGCGTCCTGTCCTTGCCCTTTAAAGCAAGCAGCACAGCCTCATCTATTGTTCCCTTCATCATAAGATGATGCACAAAAACATGTGTAAACGCGCTCCCTTGTCTGTGCAGTCGATCAATAGCCTGCTGATATATGGTCAAGTCCCACGGAAGCCCAAACCACAAAACGTGCTGCCCCCCACCCTGGAGGTTCAGCCCGTGACCGATGCTCTGTGGCTGGGCAACCATGAGCGTAATTTCGCCACGATTCCACTTATCGAAAAGCTCCCGTGACTTTTTGCCGGAGTAATCGGCCACTTGTGGAGCTTTGGGGAACGCCTTGCGTATCAGCGCTCGGTCGTGGTCATATGAATACAGGAGAAGCGTCGGCTTGCCGCCGATCTCCTCCACAAGATCCACAAGCGCTTCGATCTTGGCCTTGTGCACAAGCTTGGATTCCCTCTTCCACGTCTCGTCGTTCTGGTGATAGACGGATCCATTTGCAATTTGGAGGCAATTATGAACAAGCAGCGGAGCCCCATCATTACCGCGAGCAGTGAACCTATGCCGTGGACCGGCGTTCACGATGTCGTAGACCCTACTGGTCGCAGACTGTCCTTTACCGGCCAACCTTTTAGAACAAACCGCGCATAGAGTGTCACATATTTTATGCCATAGACCTCTGCCGCCTGTTTGAGCGGCATCTTTCCTCGTGTCGTTTTGCTTCCTGCCCGCGCTAAAACCGTCAGGTAGCCGAACGTCTGCCCTCCCATATTCGTTGCGGGATTCGCCAGCAATAATCTCCTTTGCCGTGTGCCAACCAGCCGCCGTCATCACTTTGTGGTCTAGCGTCATCATGACGCCATGACATTCTACCACGGGCTTAGACCCCATGCAAAGTAATTTGTTAGCACTTACCCACTCCGTACCATCCCACAGTTTGTCGCGCGGGTCGAAGTTCTCAATGCGCTTCCATCCAGAGTCCGTCAATACTTCGGTTCCTTCCGCCAAGCACTTGCCCGCTGCCACGGCGGTATTCACCGCGTTGATCTTAGTCCCGTCCTTCAACATGGTGATCAGCTTGCGCTCCATCTCCACATAAACGCGCATGGCGTCCTTCGGCATGTCGATCTTGATGTCGTTGAACACCAGTTTGGGAAGGGCATCGCCGAGCACGTCGTTGCCGATACGCAAAATGAGCGGGCGGATTTTTTTGTAGATCTTCTCCTCGGTCTTCTTCGTATCGCCCTTTTCATCTGGCTTCAGCACCCACTCGTAGTCACCGAATCCGGTCGCGTCGAAATACTTGTTTCGGAATGCTGTGATGAATGGCCCAAGCGCATCGCCAAGATCCAGGCAATAAATCTGTCCGAAGATGTCCATGAGCCCGTTCGGTGCCGGAGTGCCGGTGAGCCCCCATCTCCGGGTGAAGCGCCCAAGAAAGGGCTTCAGCATCTTGAAGCGTGTGGTATTGCTGTGTTTCAGCTTGTGGATCTCATCCATGGAAAGCAGATCGCAATCAAGCTTGGCGAGCCGCCCTTTCTGGAGAAGCCACGGGAGCCCTTCGTAGTTGATGCAGAAAACGTCGGCATCTTCGTTGAGCAACTGTTCCTTCTTTGGTCCGTGGAGCACAACCACTTTCAGGTGGCTGGTCTGCGTCCACTTCTTCGCTTCGTCAGGCCAAACCGCCCAACACACACGGAGCGGCGCGATCACCAACATGCGCCGCGCCGTGCGAGCCTTCTGGAGTTGCGCAAAGGCGTAGAGATCTATCATCGTCTTACCGAGCCCTGGGTCCAGCCACAAACCGGCGGCACCGTGGGAGAGAAGGAACTTGACAGCCTTCTTCTGGTAGTCGTGAGGAACCCAGGGCTTTGCGACACGTCTAAGCATCATTTCACCTCTTCCGAAAAATGGTGATCACACGAAAACGGTGGTTTGTGCTTTTCACCATGCCTATCACAGCCTCAAGCTCGAACTGGTCCTTCCGGTACATCGGGAGAACTTGGTCAAGCCACACCACGTGCGCGCCCTTCTTCAGCCGCGCTCCTAGCGCCTTCATCACGACGTTGCGCTTGACCATCGTTGTCTGGTAGTGGTCGCAGTCTTCTATGCTGTATGGCGGGTCAGCCAGAACCAAGTCATAGCGAGAGAGCGGTACCTTGGTGAGCCGGTGCGCGTCGTCCACAAAAGTAGGTTCACACGCTGCGTTGCTATCGACGGTATCGCCGGGTAAGCTCGAAAGATCCACTTTGCCAGAAAAGACATGTAGAACGTTGATCTTGTCAGGGAATAGCGCCTTGATTCTTTTGAGATAGCCCGCAGGGTACCCGCCATAGTAGCCACTCCTCACACGATAATCATTGCCCATGATCCATGTGCCAACCACACGCCCATCATCTGCCTGGAAAAGCGCACGTGGGAAGCCCGTAGCTTTTGCCAACAACTGAATCCGTTCTTCCCACGCGAGCTTAGGCATCATTTCACCAACGAAAATTCTTGAGTGGTTCGGTTTACTGTGATTTTTCCTCTGCGCATGAGAACGCGCGCATTGGCTATGAACTCAGACTCGGATAGATACATCCCCATGTGCGAAAGCGTCCACCCACGAATATCTCCCTTGTTCATCGGCCGATCCTCTGTGGCAAGAGCGCTAAGTATTTCCGCGCGTCGTTCCTCCGGCGTGAACAGATCCTCCTTCTGGTAGACATGAACAACATTTTGCCCGTGGCCCTTAGTTTCAGTGAATCTTGTCTTCGCCATCTCGCACCTCGGCAGCTTCCCGATAGAACTCATACGTGCGTTGCCACAAATCGTCGTCCATCACCATCGCATGAGCGCAAAATCGTGCCGCATACAACACACTGTGCGCGGCCGGAAAATACGCAAGGACGACGCACTCATGTCCGGTGTCCTTGCGTATCCATACTTGCCCCGATGCCGGGATCATCACTCCCCTCGCACGTCGTTGAGCAGAGAAGCGTAGCCCGCAATGTCCACGCAGTTGTCCTTGCGTGCCTCCTGCGTTTCACGGGAGACTTTCAGGAGGATCATCACGATTGCCAGATCCTCAGCGGAAATGTCTACCAGACCAGGACGACCGGTAGCCCGGCACATATCGCGCCACCGTTGAAAGTTCTCGCGTGCCGGGCCGTACGCTTCCTGTCCGTAAGTATCGACTCGCTGGATGGCCTCTTCGAGAATGGTCATAGGGGAGGGGATGGCGGAAGTAGTCTTTTTCATTTCAATTCCTCCTTGGGCGTGAATGTATTCCCCGTGTAAGCTTCCGAGAAGCACCCGCCATTGAGCGCGCTGTGACGACCGAACCGCTCTCCGCAATGGGCGCATATGGTGCTTAGCTGTTCTGGTGTGAAATGGTCATCGACGCGCTCCCACCAGTTGCTTTTTCTGTTACCGCACAAACGCTTGATGGTGCGATGCCACCACGCTTTGATCATCTCGACTTCCTCGCTTTCTTTGCCGGCGAAATAACGATGAAGGATTTCAGGTAGGCGATGGCAGACTTTCGGTTATCGAACCACGTCACGTTGAAGCCCACCGAACGAAGTTCTGCCATCTTCTTTTCCTGGTTCTCCGTGGGAACGTGGTTGCGCCGCTTCATCTCAATCCACACACCCTTGACACTAGGATCGAAGCGCGTGGAATAGAAAAATTGATCGGGAAAATCTCTGTGGCCTGTTCCGTTCATTTTACGGTGTTTGATGCCGTTGGCGGTCGCCCACCTAGTAACTGCGTTCTCTTCTGCTTTTTCTAGCGGACTTGTTTCGCGCATCACTTCCCTCCGTATTCACAAAGCCCCGTGCCAAGTTCCTTGCGGTATGGGCACCATCCACAGAGATTGGATGGGCACGGAGCGAACGTTGTGTCATTGAACATGGCGAGCGTGCGCCGCTCCCAGAGCGTGATCAGGCGAGGAACCTGCGATCTCTCATACACCTCCGTGGCTTTCTTTTTCTGGTCCACATACAGATCCTCGCATGTCACGCGCTCGATCCACTCGTCGTGAAGGAACGTCACAAGCGCGTAGACCTCAAGCTGCTGTTTGTGTTGTGGGTAGATGCGCCCACTCTTCCAGTCCACCACCCACGCTGAAGTTTTGTTTGTCATGGCCACGGCATCAAGCGCTCCGTGCCACCAATAGTCTTTGGCGTCGAACTCGCACGGCTCCCAGTCTCGCGTAATGCCGAGCTTGACTTCTGCCACGGCCCTGAGCCGGTGAAGCTCCTTCAACTCCTGTTTGAAGAACGTGAAGATCGGTGGAGTGGGCATGAGCTTCTTTGCCATGATCAGGTCTTCCGCTGTCTTGTGGATGACCGTCCCACGCCTCGCCGCCTTGTTCTTCTCGTCCTCTTCGTCCACAAACAGGCCATCGATGTACTGGAGCTTCGCCTTGCGCGGGCATTGGGTGTAGGTCTGCCACCGGCTGAAACTCCAGTGCGGCGGCATACGTGGCGGTCCAGAGGAAACCTTGAGCTTTGGCATATCAGCCTCGCTTTTTGTCGTTGATGTGTTGCGCTTGCCGAGCGCGCCGCGCATTCTCCTGCGTCTTGTTCTTGATCCTCGGAAGCTTGGGCTCGGCGCTCTTCTTCAGGTGAAGCTTGAGCGCACCATTTTCTTCGCGGTCGAGAACGCTGGGATTGTAGGTCATGTTGTCTCCTATCTAATCTTTCCACTTAGACATAATTCCGTAGCTCGTGCCAGTCTTGCCGTCACTCCTCATCGGCACGTCCAACTCTAGGCCCTGAATTACTTTCTTGAGAATGTTCTGCTCCTGCCGCATCGCTCCTTTTGGCGAAGAAAACACTAGCTCATCGTGACACGTCAACATCATCCGTGATTCCTTGCGCCGCTTGTCAAATTCGATGATGATACGCTTGAGCAAGTCGCCGCCGGAGCCCTGGATCAAGTAGTTAAGGAGCACGTAATCGCGGTTGCGCATCTCTACGCCATCAAAGAACGGGGGGGGCATCCCATAGAGCCGTCCTCCCCAGGTGCAGATCTCTCCGCCTTCGTGCACCTCGTCCTTGATGCTTTCCACCAAGTCTGAAACTCCTGGCATGACGGCATTCCACGTCTTGATCAGGTCACGCGCCTTGTGCTTCTCAATGCCTAGCCTGTGTGAAAGGCCCTTAGCACCCATGCCGTAGAGGATGCCGAAGTTCATGCGCTTGGTATCATAGCGGTCTAGCTCACGCCCGGCATTGGCGAGAAGATGCTGAACCATGAGGTGCACGTCCACGTTGCCGTCTTCGTCCAACCATTCCTGTGGAGGATTCTTGGAGTTGTAGAGCGCCATCAACTCCGCATTTTCGAAGTGCGCAAGAATACGAAGTTCTTCCTGTGACACGTCTCGCACACCTATAATCTGCCCTTTGTCGGCAAGAATGTAGTGGCGCAAACTCGGAAGCTCAAGCGCAAACTTCAGGAACTTTGGATGCTGGTATCCTTCTGCTTTCTCCAGATCCTCCTTCACGTTTTTGGTCATGTTCTGGAAATTGGGCGACGACGACAAGCGCCCCGTGATTGCACCGGCCCCCTCCTTCTTGACCTGTTGCCAGTGCGTGTGAATGGTGCCCTTCGTAGCATTTGCGGTGGCGAGCCACGGGCGCATGAACGTGGAAAGCGAATACGCCAATTTGCTGCGATACGTTAGCGCGCGATACACCTTCGGATCGTGGAATAGGTCAAGAGTGAGGTTCTCTTTGGAGGTGGAGATATTCCCCTTATCCGTCATCACGAAGTCCGTCACTACGCCCGCGCGTTCCAATGCTTCGGCAAGCTGCGGACCACTATCGATGTTCATGTCCGGTGATTCGAGTCGCCTCCTGATCCACTCATCCGTACGAAGAAGCACGGATTCGTACGCGGCGGTGTCTTTCGCAAGCCCTTTTAGGTCCACGCGCACACCAGCTTGCTCATTGCGAAGAAGAATGGGCATCACCTCGCGCTCCGTGTCGTAGGCTTCTTTCATCCCACGGTCACAGATTCGCTGATAAAGCAACTTGAACAACTTCTCCGTTCGATCCGTGTCACCAATAGCGTATGGCTCCACAAGCTTTCCAGGAGCCATCCAAATATACTTGCCCATGTTCTCGCCACGGATGCCTAGCTCCTTTCGGTGCGCCCGGAGCCAAGCGTGCACCGCTTCCTGTTCGTAAGGGGCCATGCCGAGATACTTATCAGCGCTAGGCTTCAACGCAAGAGATTGCGAGTACGGATTGTCCAGGAAAAGAAGGAACATCGTATCATGGTACATGTCCCACGAAAGCATGGGCATTCCCATCTTCTCGGTGGCCTCCGCCACGTCGAAATTCTCGTTGTGGAATCCGAGCTGCAAACCGGATTTCCAGATCTCTTTCAGTGCGCGAAGCCCGTCAGCGTAGGAGCAGTTGTTGTCGCTACGATGACCCCACGCGTAGTACTTGCTCTTCTTGCCCGGCCACTTAATTGAAACCCCGACCGGTTCTGGAGGGAACTGCGGTCGGGGCAAAATCTCGTGGCTTTCAAAATCGATAAAGCCCACGTCAAGTTTCATGCTCGCTCCCCTTTGTTAGTGGTGTGCCGTGCTACCGAAGCGGCTGCATGATCTCGCTCTTCTCGCGGAGGCCGCGAAGCTTGTTCATCTTGCCATGGAGCCGGAGAAGGATGTTGGGGCGACACTGGCCCTTGCGCTCGGCGGTAATGAGCGCGGCAAGCTCGTCTTCGGCCATGTCCTTGACGGCGGCGTTCAGTTCCATCCAGCTATCCAGGAGGTTGACGCGGAAGCCCGGAGCCTTGGTGAGCTTGCCCACGTCCTGCGGCACGCGATTCTTCGGCGCGCGATCCTTCTGCTCCTGGTCCTTGGGATCTCGCACACGCTTATCTTCGGTCTTGACGAGCACGCCTTCGGTGCCGGGCTTGAGCGGGAGTTTTTCCTTCTTCTTGCTGGGGTAGGGTTCGAGGTTGGGCTTTTCTTTGTCGGCGATCTTGCTCTTGGGCTTGGTCATGGTGTCTCCTTGAAAAGAGCGGGCCTAGCACGCCCCACGCGCTAGGCCCGTTGTTCATTGCTTCAGGCTACTGCGCGGCGTCGAGCTTGGCCTGGAGCTTTTCGACCACTTTGAACGCCTTCTCCTCTTCCTTGCACGCGGCCTTGGCGGCGGCGGACAGGGGCTTGAGGACGGCCTTGGCTTCCTTGATGTCGGTCTTCAGGGCCTTGAGATCGATGGTCTTGGGCTTGCGAACCGCCTTGGGAGCCGGAGCAGGGGCGGGAGCGATTTTCTTGGCCATGATGATTCTCCATTGGGAGATAAGGACAGATCACTGTCCTTGGGTGAAAGTTACCGCCGCGCGAATTTGCGGGCGGCCGGAGCGGCTTTCTTCGACGCACGGCCGACATTGGCAGGCGGCTCAGGAGCAGCTTTGCTGATCTTCTTCTTGGCGACGGCACCGCGCCCACGCTTGAGGGTGGGAACGTCTTCGCGCTTCGGGAACGGCTGGGTCATCTGTTTGACGGCCTCGCCGATGCGCGGAATGATGAACGCCACTTCCTTCTGTTCCAGTTCGCGCTCGAACGCGAAGGACATGCCGGCGTAGGTCTTGCCGGGAACAGGAGCGATGGTGATCTCCGTCAGCACGCCGCACGTGGGAAGTCCCTCGCTGGAGGAGATCTGCGTGGCGTAGGTGGACCACGCCCGCACGGAAGTGACGGAGATGTTGAGCATGTAGAACGGGGCTTTCTTGTCGCCCAGGTCGTCTTCCAGTATCAGCATCACGCGGCGCTGATTCTTGCACGCCTTCCCACGCCCGGTGCTGGCGGTGGCCCACTCATTGAGCGGACAGTCAGCGCACATCTCGCCCTCTTCGACCTGCTTGTTCTCGGCCTCTTCGTGCGGGACCATCTCCGGGTCGTCGCCGTCGTCGTTCGGCACGCCGAACGCGTAGCAGTCAGGCGGCTGCGGATTCTGGTCGTCGAATGGCTCCTCGTAGAAGGCGTTGAACCACACCGCCTCCACGCACACGACGCGGATCTTGTCGCCCTTGATGAGATTGCCGCCGATGGTGAAATGTCCGCCCTTCGTGGAGATCGTGTTGCCGCCCGCTGACTTGCTCTCCGCGTGCTGTTGCCGAGCCGCGAGCTTGGCCATCTGCGCGTCGAATGAGTTGACCGGCATTTCGGGACGAGGTTTTCCGGCGCGCTTCGGCGTCTCCTCTTCAACTTCGACTGGTGCCTTCCTTGCCATTTTCTCTCCTCACGTTGTCGGCGATCATCGCCGCACTGTGTTGACTATTATACCAGGTAGCTAGTAAGCTACAACTTTTTTCAATTATTTTTTGCTTTTGCAACTGTAGCAAACGCTGCTAGTTGCGGTCGTCACCTCCTTCCAAGAGGATTTTGTTGACTTCATCCTGCTCCTCGGGGCTTCCAACCGGCTCGGGCATCTCAAGCTTGGGTCCGCTCGGCCCTTCGAGGTTCGGGTCTTCGAGCACCGATTGGACGTTGTTGGCGAAGAAGCGATCGAAAAGATCGTGGTGGAACTTCTCCAATAGGAGAACGACACATGCCTGATCCTGCGTCGTCATGCCGCCGAAATTCTGCACGTCGAGCGCCGGAGCTCCAGTGGCGCCGCGGAAGATGGTGACGCGTGCGAGGATGGTTTTCATTTCATATCCTTTTGGAACTTCCTGAAAGCGTGCACCACATACGCGACTACCGCGATGGGCACCGCTACCGAGAGAATTGCGCCGATGATGACGAGCACATCGGCATCGGAATTGAGGAGCGCCGGGAGTGCCGCTCCATAGAACATAGTGAGCGCTACGGCGATTGACGCCCACTTGATGAGGAACTTACTCGCTGGGTGTATCACCGAACGCCTCCTCCACCTTCAGCGCCTTGTCGATCTGCACATGCATCAGTGCGGCGTCGATCTCATCCCTGCTGACGACCTTCTTTTCCCGCGCCGAATCCTCCTCGTCGTACTTGGCGAACATCTCTTTGCGCTTCGCCACCCTGGCGTCGTCATCGGCCCATAGCGCACGCTGGCGTTCCCGCCGCTCCGCCATGATCTTCTCTTCTTCCCTGTTGTTGGCGGCGACGAGCGCGTCGTTCTCATGGAGGCTATTCTCGAACGCAATCAGCGCTTCCAGATGCTCGGCGGAGGCTTCCACTAGCGCTCTCTGTAGCTCCGTCACCTCCCTCTGTGTATCACGAACCTCCCGCGAGCAGTCTGCCATCAACTCGATGGCTTCCACGATTCGATCAAGTGCTTCGCTCTTTTTCATTTTGTTGCTCCCTCCGAAAAGGTTTCCACAAACTTCCCGCTCTTCCTGGTGCCGCCGGAGACGATCTCCGCAGCTCACGCCTTGATACCCATGCGGCGAAGCGCCGCACGGTCTTCCTCGTTTATGGAGTCGTCCGCCTCCTCCTCCTTCTTCTTTTTGCAGTCAGGGCAGTCATTCCGTGCCGGGCACGCGGCACAATCCTCCGGCGTCATGTCTTCGGAAGCGTGGCGCACTACCTCCACGCGTGCTCCTCCCATGAGCGCCGCAAAGATCATCATGAGCGCCGTCTTCTTTTCATCGTTGTTCATCGGGGCACCCTCGATTGCGCTACAAGCGCATGAAAACTTCGTCCTTTGGAAATGCGTTCACGCCTTGGCGGTGGAAATAGCCTTCCAATCGGCGGCATCAGACATGAGCACCTGCCCGCCGATCTGCTCGATCTCCACGCCGCGATCGTAGTCGTAATCGTAATCGTTGGCGACGGCCGTAACTGCGTTGGCAAGACCGAACCGCGTACGGTCGTTGCCTTCGAGGAAGTTGTAGAGCACATCCGTGCTTTCCTTTTCGTTGAGAAGGAACTTGTTTGCGAGCACCTCCACCACTGCCTTGGGATCTCCGCTGACCGGTGCCTCGGTCTGCTCCTTGAGCCGATCCATGATGCGCTTGATGCCCTCCGGAGTGGAGAACTCCTTGATGTGGTCGCGTAAGCCGAACCACATTGCGTCGTCCGCTGCCTTCGTCGTCTCACTCGAAACGGCCACAAGGTACTCGTCGTCGGCATCCACCCGCCCGCCGATGTGTGCCCGGCGCTTGGAGAACTCCGGTACGATCATGCCATTGGTGCATACGAGGCGCTCCATGAAAAGCTGGATGGAGAGACGGCCCTTGCCCACCTCGGAATCGGAAATGACCCACCCGAAGCGCACCGGGTCATGAAGCCGGATCTCCCCTTCGGCCCTCGGCGACACGGAATGGAGATAGAGCCGGTTGTCCGTGACTTGTGCCGACGTGATCTGGTACCCGGCCTCCTGTACCATGGGAAGCACTCGGCTGAGCACGTCCACATAGTCGAGCCGGTGATAGCCGTTGGAAAGCCACGCCCGCACATGCCCATGGAGCGTGCGGAGCATACGCTTGTCGTCGCCCCTGGTTTGGAGAAGGCGGTTGACGTTGGTGCGGACCAGGTCCGGAGCGTCGGTACGGAGCATGTCCACGAACCGTGAAGGGAGGTGGAGGTAGGTGTGAAGCTGGTTCTCGGCGAGCGGCGTCATGCGCTCACCGAACATGTTGGGTCCGCTCCCCCATGTGAGTATCGCAGGCCCCAGTTCGTTGGACATTTGCACGTTGTCCGCCGGGACGATGTAATCCGCCTTCGACTTAGCGTCTTCGATGACTCGCGCGACGAGGGTAGAGGTGGTAAGTGCACCCTGTAGCATTTCGTCTCCTCATGTTGTGGTGAAGAAAGGTGCCTTCCACGGCATGAACGCCGTGGAAGGCGGTTGTTTTCTGCTGGTCGTCGTCGTCATCGTTGGTGGTGTTTGCATTTGCGTTTGTGCGCTACTCCGTCAAGCACGCCGTAATCTACCAACTGCACGTGCTCGCCTTTATCGCCGTGCGCTATCAGAACGGCCGTCGCCACCGGACGCTTGCCGTCTCCTTTCTCGAAGCTCTGTGGAACGTCGATTGTTATTCCGGGTCCGCCGCAATGATCTCGAAGCTCTTTGTTACTCACCCGTATCGTGCTCATTTTTCACCTGCACAAAAGAACGCGCCGTGCCCGAGTTTGGATACTTTGGCCCAAAATCGCTCCTCCACAGTAGCCATCATTTTTCTCCTATTTTACAACACGACACCGTGACCACGGAGAACTTCTCCACGCCTGGAACCTTCTTGCCCTCCTCCCACCGGGCTTTTACCGCTGCGTCGTTAAGCCGTCGCTGCATGAGATCGAAAGCATCGTTCTTTTTGATGTACGCTTGGATTTTGGCCCAATCCTTGGCGGTAGGCACGTCCTTCTTCTCGATGCGGACTTGCGCCACCCTTCCTCGGACCCCAGAAGCTTCCTGCTTTGGGAGGTTGTTGATGATGAACTCGCGGACTTGCGCTTCCTTCTTCAGCACCTCGTTAGCTTGGGCTTCGATCTCCAAGCGCTGCTCACGGAGTGTATAGAGAAGATCACCCGCCGCCGCGACGTTCTTGGGGATGATGAACACCGCCTTCTTTGGAGGTGCTGGCTCTGCGCGACCTACTCGCTTTGGAGGTGCTGGCTCTGCGCGACCTACTCGCTTTGGGATCATTCCGACCTCCTGAGATTAGCAAGAGCACGCGTGAGATCCATGGAGGACCGCATCACCGCGCCCTGCTCTTTGGGCCTGCCAAAAACGTATAGGTCATCCCCGTCGATGATGCGCAAGGCTTTAGCGCGCACCAAGAACCTCTCGGCTTCCTGTATTGCAACTTCAAGATCCGGTCTTTTCATTTCGGCATATCTCCCTTCATTCTTGCTCTTGATGTGTGCCACGTCGCCTTGAGCTTTGGCCCTTTCATTTTGGAAGATCAAGGTTATGCCGAACTTTTAAGAAAACCGGATGGCGAGGCTTGTCCTTGACGCCCACCGGGAAGTACTTGTATGTAACCACCATTCCCATAGCGCGAGCCCGATTGTCCCACCACCACTGCCGCGCCTCAGCGGTGAACCCCGTTCCAAGCTCGAACTCCACGCCGGTTTCGATGTCCCGCACCATGAGCGCCCCCATGGTCCCACCGGCCGACTTGCCCTCCTGATTGGTGGAGCGCTTGAGCTTGCCCACTTCGTTGATCTTCTGTTCGTTGTTGTTGTGCTGAAGCTCGACGACGCCTTGCACAAGCGCTTCCGAGTCCACGAACCGCTTGAGCTTAACGGCGAAGCCCTCACGCAACGTCGATCGCCCCTGTTTGTAGCGCCCGGAAGGCGCACGGAGAATCAGCCCTTCGTAGCCGAGCGTCAGGGCGTGGCTCTCGTAATAGAGCACGTCGTCCCACGTCTTGCAAAGGTGCTGTGGGAGCTTGATGACGTTGGCTGGCATGTGCCGGCCATTTCCCATGAGCCGGAGCCGATCCTCAAACGGAACATCGTCACGGAAGTCATCGAACACGTACCACCGAACGTCGGGGCGACCATCGACACGCATCACGGCGGAAACTGTCTTGTTATAGCAGAGTGCGTCGGTAGGATCGCCAAAGATCAGTTCACCATCGTAGTTCCAGTCTCCTGAAAAAAGCTCCCGAACGTGGGTGTTGGGAATGGGCTTGAAGGTCCGCGAAAGAAGCGTGCCATCCTGTCCAACGGCGCGAACACCGTCAAGCTTGAACGACGCGAGGAGCGGAAGGCGCGCCTTCACGATGGTAAGCTGTTTGGCGTTCTTGGGATCGAACTTAGCGGCGAGAAGTGGTTCAGTTATCCGCACGGCCGGCCTCCTCGATTGCCGCTATCTTGACGAACACCAGGAACTGCCTTGCGGCGAAGCTCCCGAGCACGGCAATGGTGGCCTCGGAAATGCGCGAGTCCTCGAAGAACTCTTGCGGCGGCTGGTCACGGAGAATGTCGTGAATCTCTTCGAGTGTGAACGTCTTCTTGGCGGCGCTCATTTCGACTCCTTTATGTTGATGACTATTGTACGGATAGGCTGTGGTTCGGGAACACGGTACTCCACGCCGTTGATCCACATGGTGGGAATTTGCGCATGAAGCTCTTCGTGCCATAGCCCGCAGATCGAGCACCTACTTTTTGCGGGCGCTGGTTCGAGCGTTCTTATTTCGTTCGACATCCTTGCTCCTCTCGGTGTAGCCGACGCCGCGACAGGTCTTGCAGATCGTCGGCACGTTAGTTCGGGGATGGTACTTGGCCCCCGCCCCCTTGCACACGTGGCAAATGTCCATGGTGAGCGTGAGCTTGCCGTCGTACCTCTTGCGTTGCTGTGGGTGGACGAGAACGTTGTGCGCTTCAACGATCTCCACGAACTCGTCCAAGTTCCCACCGACATCAGGGTGTTTGATGCGTGCCACATCCCAATAAGCACGTTTGATCTCTTCCTGGGAAGCATCGTGGTGCACCCTCAACACTTCATAGTAATTCTTCACTTCTGGACCCACCCGCGCACCTCCATTTCCCGGACAAGGGCCTCGGCCGCGTCACACGCCGTAGTAGCCGCCTCAGCCACGTTTGGAACCACCCCTTGCGCCGCCAACTCGGCGTTTCCTGCAAGCGCCGCAAGAAAATCCCTAGCGGCGTTGGCGGCGAACATGTGCATGGCGGCGTTCATTGCACAAGCTCAAGCGCGGAGTCGTTCACGCCCCAGATGCCGTCGCCGGACACACGTGCGTTGCCCTGGTTTTTGAAGTCCACGACATGCCCGTGGCTCATGTCATCACACAACACCACCACGCCAATGTCCCCGAGCGTGAAAAACTCACCATCAGATCCGCCCGAACCGAACCGATCGTTGGTCACGCGAACCCTGGCACCTACCGCGAAATTGCTCATGCGAGCCTCCGACGCGTGCTGTTGTTGTGGAAGTCGTACTCCTTGTTTTCGCACTTCCGTGAAGTGGTGCGGACCCACCCGGAATGCCGCATGTCGTACGTCGTGCCATCGGGCATCGTGGCGTAGCGGGGCCCTTCACGCTTCGGCGTAGGTTCCTCGGAGTACATATTCACGTCGAATTTGCTCCCGATGCCTTCCTTGTTCACCTTCTCGTATAGCGTGTGTGCATCCGGGAACATCACTCCGTCGCCCTCCTTGATCGGCTCCGTTTTCATGGCGATGACTTCCATCGCTTCTTCGAGAGGAAGCAACGATAGCGCCGGCTCCCCGCAGTTTGCTTCAAGCGCCGTGCCGCCGATCACGCCGTCCACGATCTCCACGGTAGAGCCGCAATCCTTGCACGCCGCCATGTGCACCTCTTCGCCGCCTTGCACGCGCTGGAACTTGCCAAGGTTGTGCCCGTTGGCCACCGCGCTATCGAGCGCTTTCTTCTTGAGTGATTCGATGAGTCGCGGCATTACATGTCCTCCCATTTCGGTTTCGTGCAATTTTTCTCAGTCCACATCACGACGTGCGCGTCCTTGGTAAACCGCTCCGATTCTGCTGGTATCCACACACCAAAGATGGGGTGTCTCCTTGCATCCCACGCTCTTTTTCTAGCCGGACTTTCCATCCACTCACCACGCCCAACACCAGTCTTGAATTGATCAGTGTGTCCACATGTGGGGCACACCTTTGGCGCATCCCCGGTCCACCCACGCCCACAGTGGCAGAAAGTTCCAGATACCCACTCCCCGTAAGCCGGAGCCCAATCGTCAGGGAGGCTGATGGGGGCGGCTACATCGCACCTACGCCAAAACGTGAAAATGCTCATGTGTTCTCCTATGAATGCTTGTGGGGTGCGCTGTTGTGGGGAGGAAGGTAGCGCGGATCGGTGATGTTGTTCCCGTCCTTGTCGAAACCATGCGGGAGCTTCCGGCGCGCAATGTTGGCCCTCAAGCGCTCGGCCCGGTGGAGACTCTGCGCCATGGGCTTCTGCTCGATGGTGTGCCGCGCTTCTAACCTTGTATAGCCCGCCGCGTTGCCTTCCGCTTCGATCGGCGTACCGGAGTATATCTGGTAACGCCCACCGCTCCGCGACACGAACACCTGATGAATCATCTTGTCTCCTTTAGTAGCCGTCACCGCAGCCGTCGCCGTAGCTGTCGCCGTAGCCGTCGCCGTTGCCGCCGTCGCAGCCGTAGCCGTAGCCGTAGCCGTAGCCGTCACCGTAGCTGTCGCCGTAGCCGTCGCCGTAGCTGTCGCCGCAGCCGTCGCCGTAGCCGTAGCCGTAGCCGTCGCCGTCGCCGTCGCCGTCGCCGTCGCCGTTGCCGTAGCCGCAGCCGCTATCCTTCAAAAGTAGCGTCTTCAACATGGATCACCAACCGGCGGTCACATTGATCTGCACAATGGGGATGCAGCGCACTACGCCATAGGCGTCATACTTTGTTTTGCCCGGGATCGGGCCATTGACCAATTCCCCAAGCCCACGTGTGGTGCCCCAATTCCGGATGTTCTGCGTATTCCGGATGGTCACGGACCCGTCGGCGTGGTCCTCACAGTCGCCAACGAACACCCATCCACGATCCGCAACGATGATGCGCTTGTCTCCAAGTACCTGTGGCACGGCTTCAGTGCCTTTCTGCACGTATTCAATTCCATTGATGGTGATGGTGTTGAGATCCGCGTTCATACCGTCTCCTCTAGTTATGACACTTGTTCGCTACCGCTGGTCCCACGATCGAATTTTCCTTGTTCATCTTCGCGTCAATCTGCACCCACGCCTCGCATGTTTTGCAGAACGAGCACGCCATCGTCTTCGCATTCTGGAAAGGTTTGAGGTTGTGCCCCAACTCCTCCGCCAATACCGCTGCGCGCTTCTTCAGGAGATCCAACTTCTTTTTCGTAGTGTTGTGGACCACCTTGCGCTTAGGTGGACGATCAAGAAGCCGCCGTATGACCGGCCTAACGCGCTCCACGGTAGATGATGCCGTGCGTGGCGCTAGGGTGAACCGGAAGGCGCGCCGTTCAACGCCTTCCGGGAGCTTTCGTGGCATGTGGCCGCTACCTACGAGCGCGCCGGGCGGAACCGACCGCGACGGGCTTCTGATTCTTCAGCTTGGTGTCCTGGTTGACGGCGCGGCCCATCTTCGGCGCGGGGCCCTTGGCGGCGGTCTTCTTGGCCTTGGGCGTGGGCTCGTCGTCCTCGGTCTGAGAGAGCGCGTCGAGCCGCTTGCTCATGTCGGCGATCTGCTTCGCCTGCTCCCCCACGATGGCTTCGAGCGTCGTCACGCGCTCATCGAGAGCATCGAGTCCGCCCGTCGTATCTTCTTCGTCCTCGTCGCCGTAGCCGTCGCCGTCCTCGTCGCCGTCCTCGTCGCCGTCCTCGTCGCCGTCCTCTTCGCTGCCTTCGATGGCCTCGTCGCCGTCCTCGTCGCCGTCCTCGTCGCCGCCCTCGTCGCCGTCCTCGTCGCTGCCTTCGATGGCCTCTTCGTGGTTGCCTTCGGCGTCCATGCCGACACACATCCGGTTCAGAAACTCCAGAAGGTCCGGCTTGCTGACTGGCACGGTGACGGGGACCACCTCGCCGTCATACTCCTTGTTCGTCCTCTTGGCGTCGGCCTGGGTGCCCTCCCATGCCCTGATGATGCCGTTATCTACGATGCTATAGAGTTCCATTGAAGGACTCCTCGGTAAATAGCGCCACGATTGGCGCTATGGTGATTGGTTGCGTGTGATGTGCCGCCGTTGCTCGCTTTCGTGAAAATTGATTAGGCAATAATCATAAATCTAATGAAAACGGGCGTCAACAACTTTTTTAGAAAATTTACTTGTTGAAAATGTAGCTACTTAGCAAATTATGAGTAGCGGACTAGGTGCTCCGAATTACCATGACGTTTAACAAATTGCACACGATATAGGGCACAATTTTTTGCTACTCATCGTCTTGTTTCCGCCGTTCCTCGCCGGCCTCCACTTGATCCCGCGTGAATGTTGCGTGTCCGCGCTTGTCCTTCCCGGTGGAGTGTTCGCCATGCTTGACATAGAATCCCGCATCACGCCAGTCGTCGTAGGTCATCGCTTTCATTTCGTAGCCTCCATCATGAACGCGCGCCCGAGTGTGAACACTAGCTCTACCATCGCACTTCTCCTATGAAAGACGCACAAGCGTCATTGTCCTGTTCCACGTTGCCGTCGTCGTTGTCTCCACACACGCTCGGAGCGCGGTAGTTATCTCGGCGAATAGCACACGGTAGTTTGGTGTAATGTCGATGATTTCGAAGCGCACCGCGCTATCGTTATTGCTCTTCCAGATAGATCCGACGTACTTGGCCCGGTCTGCCGTGACCCCAAACATGCCAAAATCCTTCTCCATTTCAGCCCTCGATGTTCTGTAGTTTGTTGTAGGCGCGGAGCATTTCGACCACATCGCCCGATGCGACGGCCAACTCCATGGAGTGTAAAGCTTCCTCAATGAGATGCGTGTGAAACGCTCCCACGTTGCTAGGAAGCCCCTTGCGCTCGGCGAGGATTCCCCCGACTCTTAACACTTCGTCCGGAATAGCCTCGCTCAAAGTGCGTGTTTCCTGAATCACTCTATGCCTCCTATTTCAATAAAGGCGCACGACGCGTTCATCAAAGACGAACAACACTTCTACCACCGGCTCGCCATCGCCACTTCGACATCGCCTTCATAGTCACGAATATCTTTTAACTGGGCTATCAGGTCCGTGATTTTCACTTATCTTCCTCCTCTCTCAGCTCTATGGTACCGCGTTTGAAGTACTTCGTGGTCTGCTCTAGCTCCTTGTGATCAATCTTCGCTCCGGCGTTGAAACAGTCCATGTGAAAGGACATCTGCTCGTACACGCCATCGAATATTCCGCGCGTCAATAGGTAGGGAGCTAGCACCATGATTAGCTCTCCGCACCATGCGCACCGGATGTTGTACGGCGCAATCCTATGGAGTGGCGGGAATATCGTGATGTCGGTCATTTCACGGAATCTCAATAATCGTGACACTCTGTGGAGGACCATATGTGCGCGCATCCAACCAACGCTGAAACAAGCCGCCGATGATCGTTCCGACCGCGAAGATCAGAAAGCGCACGAACCACGCAAACGATTTGCTATCCATTTCACCTCTCCTGTCGCATATCTTCAATGAACTTATCAATGATCTTGCGCTCCGCAATGAGCCTATCCACAAAATCAGTAAGCACGTGCGCCGTGCCATAGGAGCCCCTACTTGCGCGCTCTTGCCGCACTTCGTTGTATAATGGATGATCTTTCCAATGCGTTTCTATGCGCCGCGCCACATCAATCCACGAATTTGCGAACCCGGTAACTAGCTCCGTATGGAGGTTGGGATCGAACACCGCAAACTTCTTGCCTGCGCAATGCTCACCGTGTTCATCTCCCGCCATGTAGACCGTTTTGCACCCAAGACAAATCCACGTTCTGATCATTTTAGCGCTCCTGTCGTTGTGTGTACTTCTTCTGCTCTTCTTCCATCCGATGTAGCCGCCCTAGGTACTTCGCCCTATCTCCTTTGCGCATCTCCATGCGCGCCTTGATGCCGATGAAATTCCCCTCCTCATCGTAATGGTCAATCGTAGGCTCCACGTACACCGGTGGGCGCTCGACACGATCCGAGATCCATAGCACGCGCATCCATTCCTGTGACACCTTTCTTGGAATCTCAATCGCGCGGTTGATCAGCCATGGACGGACGTTGCGCCCATCCGGAAGCCTGAGTTGCGCCACACCAAGCGGCTGGCGGAAGCCTTCTTGACGGATTGCGCGCGCGAGCCCATTTTTGCTCCAGTTCGGCCTATTCGCACGTAGAAGCAACTCATCCGTGGTCATGAGCGCGTGCATTCCGCGCACCTCACCGGTTCCCCAACACGTGTTGATCCACTCACTCATGTCCGATCGTGAATCCTCGATCATGATCTGCTTGTCCTCGGTCATCGGCGCCGGGCGGAATGGCTCAAACCCAGTGAGATCAAGCGTCTTCAGATGATACATGAGCGCATTGATCCCGCGCTCGGAGCGATACCAGTGATCGTATGTGGAGGTGTACCATTCCGGTGGAAGCGGCTCTCCCTTGATCTCCACCACGAAATAGCGACGATCCTTTCCTTCAAGAAAGAGAACGTCGCAATGGTTGCTGGTGAAGAGGTAGTTGATGCAATCCCTGATCTCGTATGTGGGGATGTACTTCTGATTCACCTCGATTCTTTGGCCGGTAATCATGCCCTTGAGCTTATTCCCTAGCTGCCGCTTCTCTCCACCGCCTGATCCCGTGATCTCGTCGGCTAGGATGAATTGCCGGTTCGTGGCGTAGGCGTTGAACGCTGAGTCAAGATCACGGTCGCCGATCTCCTTGTAGTTGTCCCCGTAGATTCTCCCTAGCGTGTAACCCACGAGCGTCTTACCTGTGCCTTGCTCGAACGACCAGAAAACTACCGCGGTATAGAGCTTAGTGCCTGGGCGCTGAATCGGGTAGGCGCACCATTGCTCGAACCATTTCCGATGTTCCGGGGACGTGTCCTTGAAGATGTAGTCCAGGAGTGTCGTCCATGGCTTGATGTTTCCCTTGACCGGTTTCGCTCCCCATCCTTTCCATTGGTTGTACTCGCCTTGTTTTGTGATCTCCCCTTCGCCTGGAGAGTACGCCATCTTCGACGCAACCGCGCGGCCGGGCCACTCTAGCCATTCCTTGGGAACGGAGCATGACGTGACCTTGTTCGGATCAGCATCGGTGGGAGTGGGCTTGAGGTACTTCCGATCCGCATAGAGCGGCATTACTAGATCCCGTGCCGACACACGCTGGCCGGTGGCGCGAATGACACACACTCCTGGATCGCGTATGAAGATCACCTCTTCGTTGAACTTGCGGAGTGAGGATGAAGTTTTCCACTCCTCGGCTTTATCCACAAGCTTGAGGAGCCGCGCACGTCCACCATGCTTGTCAATGAGGTAATCGTCCAAGCCTGTCTTGCCGTCCTTGGAGAGCGATGGAAGACGGATGATGTGCACACGCGCACCGCGATTCACCAACCGTTGCGCAAGCGCATTCTCGGCCTGGAGGATGCTAGTGTTCTGGTCAGCGTCGGAATCGTAGCATATATAGACATCCCGCCCCGCCCACGTGATCTGCTCAAGATCCGGCACAAGCTCTTGAAGCTTAGCTTTGGAACCGAAGCTCCACACGCCACCGAGCCCGATAGTGCACACGTCATTCTTGGTTGCACACGCTGCTTTCTTCTCACCTTCCGTGATGAAGATCGGCATGGATGCGTCTTTGTTGCGGGCTGCCCAATCCACAAATGGAGGAAAATACACTCGGACGGGCGAACCCTTCAACTGAAAATATTTGTTCTTTGAGCGCTTACCTAGAAACCTATAGCGCCAAAAATCAGTCTCTTTCCCATTGGCATCGAAGTACGGAATTTTGAAGCCAGGGATGTCGAAGCCGGTAAGATCCACGGCGCGCGCACCGGAGAATGCCTCCATGTGCAGCTTCTTGGCATCGGTGTGATCGAGGCCCGATGCTGCAAGGGCGGAGATCATCGCGGTAGATGAGTCAATCTCGGGGCGCGCGCTCCTCATGATTTGCGCTCCATGTGGGAGGCTAGGAAATCTTCGAGTGAGACGATGATGCGGAGTGGCTCCGCTCCTGGTTTTGTGGACAATTCAATGTAGTCACCTGAATCCGTGGGAGACACGCCAAGATCGCCGATGAATGTAGCCGGGTACTGTAAAGTAGTGATTGTGATTTCGCTTTTCATAGCAACCTCTTCTTGTGCGTTTGCTCCCACTTCTCTAGCTTGTGACACATGCGCAGATACGTACGTAGGTCCCTGGGAATGCCGGACTTCCCATACTTCTTCTTTAGGTGGCGTAGGTATTGTTTAAACGAGGTAAACCCGGACGGCGGCTTTGGCTCGAAGCACGCACATGCGGGGCGCACACATGCACGCTCCCGCACACTTCTAGCATCTAGGTATCGTGCGTATTCTTGTTTGTAGAACTCCGGGGATTCGCACCGGGCGCAATAGTCCAACCATCTGCGCCAATCCGCGAGAGTCAATCTCTGCGACCTGTTATATAGTCTCCTAGCTTCATAGAGCTTTTTCATGGAGGTGTAATACTCCGGCGATGCCGCGAGCTTACATCTATGCAACCATGCCTTCCATGTGGACCACCCGTACGGACCCCGCGCGCTCATCAAGAGCACGCGCCCGAGTTTCGTATCTCCGGTCACTCGTCTAGCCTTCCAAGACCAAATACTCTCCGGGACTTCGACGGCTCGGCCATCCTCATCGTGGCGCATAACACTCTCCATAGGTTTTGTTGTGTGGTGGGTTGCTCTCGGGTGTTCGCCTATCCTGCTCTTACGAGTGTCAGAGGAGCTTGACATTACGGGCGACACCACACCGCCCCGGATTTCGGCGAACACCCGAGAGCACGGTCAATTATAATCGTGCTTAAAAGAGCGTCAAGCGGAATTTACAAGAACCTTATAGCTAGTATTTGCTATATTTAGATCTTGACCACGTAGGTCACAATAATTTTATTACCTAGTTAGATTTGTAGGTAGTTAGCTTTGTAGCACGAGGGCAAAATCTATCGCGCCACCAAAACCTGGACGTGTGTGCTCCCACAAATCGCCCTAGTTCTACAAAGCTAAGAAAAACACGTAAGTGTTGATCGCCGTACTTGTGCGTAGGACTTCTTCGCACAAGTAATTACCAACACTTACGGCCGGCTACGTTACAATGCCCTAAAAATCGGCCGATTTTGAAATCCACCTAAGACGTGTATTTTCATATAGCTACAAATCTACGAACTTGTGGGCCAATCCTAGAACACGAAATCGGCAAAATCGTGATATCTGAGTTTTTCGCGGTATTTGTATAGATGCGCACCGCTACTACGTTTGCAAGAAACTACATCGTCAACACCGTGTTCTAGGGGCTTAAACCTCTCTCTATGTACTCCCCCCTCTCTCTTTCTCTTTCTCTTTCTCTTACCTATTATTTTTCTAAGAAGAAATAAAGATAGTGAAGAAAAGAAGCTAAGGAGTAGTGGTGTGGCCGTTCTTCAAAATTTTCTTCAGATTTGATTTTTGCCCGGAATGTGAAGAGAGTGGTGAAGAGATTTTCCGCGCCGTTCGGCCGTGACCCCCACATTCTAGGGCATCTACGTGATGCACAAAGTCACTTTGGAGAGTGTGCTTCGTAAATGCACGCCCCGCGCGAGGCCGTCAATCCTCAATTCCTTGTTGCAACGTCCCCGCAAACCCGCATGAACAGGGCGTCTACAAAAGTGAGTGTTTATGCGGTTCTACAAGCAAAGCCACTGACAGTGTGGCTTTGCGGTCAACGTAAGTTTGGCGCTACGGAAAGTGTAGCGAACGTAAGTGTTGACTACAATCCTACGAAATGAATGTTGAAACCCGCAAACGCAATGGCAGCGCGGCACGGATTGCTATAACGTGTCGTGGAGCGGTTCTACGTGGCGCAGCACCAATGTTGCAACATTGGTGAGCTAGAACCGCGTGAATACTTGGTTTGACGTTGTTACAACATTGCTCCGCCTACTCAATAGGCTAATTCTGCGTGAGGAATGGCCCTGCGACCGTGTTCCAGACCAATATTCGGCTAAAACACGCGTAAATCCTCAATTCTTGCCTACAAGGGGCCTGCACGGCCTCGAAATCGCTTGGGAGGGGAGATATAGCCTTGACACGGCTACCGAGGCACCTACACTAGCCCTGTAGCCCGCGCGTGGGCTTGAAAGCACCCATATGAGCCTCAAGAAGCCAAAAACCCCGAAAAGGGCGGTTCCTGTGCCGAGTGTGGGCGTTTCGCTCAATGGCCGTGTGATTCTGCACAAGAAGCACGGCCAGGGCGGCGAGTTTCACGGCAAGAAGGCCACGAAGAACGGCGTGGCCAGTGCGGTGCCCGCTCATGCGAAGCATGGGACGCGGAAAGCCACGGATAGCGCCAGCGACTCAGCCGCGCAACGTCCGTTGGGGGCCAGCCCGTTGAATCAGCCTCTCCACGTGGGGACACATGGAGCGCGGAAAGCCACGGATACCAACGTTGCCGAGAAGGCCGCTGGGCAACGTCCGTTGGGGGCCAAGCACGGAGAGCGCGGGGTGGTGGGGCATCGTGGGGAAGTTTCAACGCCTGGAAAAGTTTCGACCTTGCTCATGAGCACTCCGCCCACCGAAACCAAAAAAGGCAATTCCAAGAAGCCTCTTGTGGAAGCGCTCCGCAGTAGGATCGTAGGTCATGAGAACGTGTCACCGGATCTGATCAAGGCGCACGTGCTCAATTTCCGCAAGCACGGCGATGCGCAGATGAAGGCGCTCCGTGGCTCGATGGATGACATGGGGTGGCTCAAGGAAATCCTCGTTTCCAGGCGGACGAACACGATCATCGACGGCCACGCTCGGTGGGAAGAGGCGAAGCGTAGGAAGCTACCTTTTGTGCCCGTTACGTTCGTAGATCTTACGAAGGACGAAGAGAACAAAGCCCTGGCCTTGCTCGATCCGATCACAGAGATGGCGACACGCGACGACGCCCTTTTCCTCAAGCTCTTGGACTCCGTGAAGACCGACAACGACAGCATCAACGAAGTGCTCACGAAGATGTCCAAGCTCAAGGACATGCCTGAGATCACGAAGGTGCAGACCACGGACGAGATTCTCGAATACAGGACGGACGTGTATTTCCCGTCCACAAACAAATGGGGCATTCCTGATCTCGATCCGAAGATGCTCTATGACGGCCCCGCTCCACACACGACGTGGCCGAAGAAGGATGACAGCGGCCGGCCGCAATTCTACGTGTTCGGTGAGGGCGGCTTTGATGAGCGCGTCACGGGCAAGATCCTAACTTTCTACACAGAGGATTGGCGGTTCGAGCGTGTGTGGGCCGAGAGCGTGGAATCGTTGAAGAAGATCGCGCCCCTCCATCCGGCCGCATTCACAGCGCCGGATTTTTCGTTGTTCGGTGATGATCCACTCGTCGTGCAAATGTGGAACATCTACCGGGCCCGGTGGGTTGCGCGCTACTGGCAGAAAGCGGGACTCCGGTTGATCCCCTCGCTCGCCACTTCCACGAATCAGGATTGCTACGAGTTCGCGTACGCGGGCTTGCCAAAACATCCTTCGCTCATGAGTATGCAACTCCGGC